GGTCTGCCAGTTGTTGAAGACATCGAAGGACGCGGAGTCACCCTGCAAGGTTACGTCCATTTGATAGAGCTCGAACTTGTAGCCGAATGAGGCCTTGCCATCGATGCCCATGCGAGCCTCGATGCGCTCCACATCCTCGATGGCGAACGCATCGTCGGTCGCATAGCCACTGATGTTCGTGCCGCTGTTGTAGACGCCCGGGATGACGATGGCGAATGACGAGTTGGCGCTGGTGATCGTGCTCATTTACTGGACCTCCACGGAACCAAGGTTCAGCGACTGCACGGAGCCGCCATCGGTGTAATAGAGCTTCATCGGCGGCGACGTGCGCGCTGCGCGGGCGGCCGCGGTGGCCGGTTTGATGTCCAGGTACCAACCCGTGGACTGGATCGTCTGCGAGACGTCGATGCCGATCGCGTTGGCCAGCTCCTGGATCTGCGCCTGCGAGAGCGACACGCCAGTGCGGATCGTGCCGAAGTTCAACGCGCTGGAGATCGGGTCGGCGAGCGCCGCATGGATCAGACTGGTGCCGTCGTTGTTGTACGGGATCGAGCCGACGTTCGTTTCCAGCGTAATCAGCGACGTCTGCAGGTCGGAATTGAATTTGATCTGGTTGACGTAGCTGTCGGCCCACTCCCACTGACCAGTGACCTGCCCGGGCGAAAAGAACTGGAAGTTCTGCGCGCTCGTGGCGAAGGCGCCGTAGTAGTTGTACCCGTTGGCTTCCAGAACGGCCGCCTTTCCACCATCCGTAACATACGGAGTCAGGCCAGAGAAGGACTGGAATTTCAGCGTGCTGCGGCCGTTCTTCTGGTCAAAGTTGAGCGAAGCCGCCCACGAAAGGACGGCCGCCGCATGGGTGGCGTTGCCAAAAATGCAGATCGAACCATCCTGTTCCGCAAACTCGGCCGAGTAAGCCCATGTCGCCGTGCTGTTGGCGACCAGCGCGTTTGGGTCGCTATCGTAGCCGGCGAAGAAGTAGGCGTCGTTCTGCTGACTGGTCCACTGGGAGAACGCCTGCTTGTCCGCCAGCACGGGTTCCCAGGTGGTCGAGAAGCCCGCCCAGCCACCGCTGGCCGCCTGATACAGCGGCATGGCCGTCGCGGGCGTGAGACCTGCACCACCCTGTGACAGCACCGCACCAGTGGCCTGCGTCAGCAGCAGCCCAGCAGCCAGGGTGCCTGATGCATAGGTGGAGGTCGAGGTCCCGCCCGTCGTTGTCGACGTGAACAGGAACGCGGCGCGCTGCGCGTCGTAGGTCACCGCGAAGTTCGGCGAGGTGAAGCCTGCCTGGATCATCGTCGCCGCATTGGAGAAGCTCGTGGCAGTCGACAGATTGATGCTGGATGACGTCGCCGGCGTGCCGTTGATGGTCACCGTCAGCGTGCCGCTGAGCGCCTGCAGTTGCGTGAGGGACATGCTGGCCAGCGATGCGCTGCGCAACCAGGCACCCACCGCCGAGGTCTGGTACCCGGCAAAATACAGGGTCCCCGGAGTGATGGTCGCGCCATTGGGGCCCTGGAAGTAGACCGAGGCCATCTGGTACTCGATGGACGTCAGGCCGAAGAACGCGCCGACGGCTGCAGCAGACGTGAAAGGCAGTACGGAGCCATACGGAATGGCTGCGTTCTGGGAAAGGATCAAACCGATCAGATCGACGCCCGATCCCGCCGCCGAGAGAACGCTCGGGATGGAACTGGCGACGCGCGAGGCTGGAATGGCCATGAGGTGCTTCTCCGGTGAAAACAAAAAAGCCGCCTCGATGGGCGGCTGACGGACTTGCGGTGGTGGCGGGCGTTACGTGGGCGGAAACACCACGTCGATGCTTGCGGGAACCACATGCAGCGACGCGGCGAACTGCTGAGAGACAACAACGGTGGGGTTGAACTGGAACGCGCATTGCACGCTCCAGCGCTTCTCGTACTGGTTCTCGGCGTTCACGAAGGGAATCTGCCGAGGCTCCTCAGCGTACAGCGGATCCATATCGACTCCGGTTGCCTCGACCTGGCTGCAGGCGAAGTCGGACTTGAAAAGCGTCGCCACGATGTTGGCGTTGTCGGCTGCATTGGGGCCATAAAAGTCCAGCTGAACATCCCAGCGCGTCGATCGCCCATGCGTCTGCGTGCTCGCGTTCGGCTGGTAGGTCGCTTTGTCGGTCGACAACGCCGTGGTGCCGAGGGACGTCATGGTGACGAAGTCACCCACCGGCATCGCCGCACGGTTCTGCTGGCCCTGCACCACCGGGCATGGCAGCACGCCAATCAGGAACGATCGGCAAGCGGTGTAGAGGTTCGACTCGGTGATGCTGATCGACGTCGTCACGGGGTAACCTGCTTCTGTCCAATCACACGCACCCAGTCAGGCCATTGCTCGGAGATGGCCACAGCCAGCCACGTATCGCTCCCGATCACAATCTTGTCGCCTCCGGTCTGCCCTACACGGTCGACCGCCTTCACCAACCCTAGGCAGTAGATCGCGCACAGCACGCCCTGCAGATTGAGGTTGTTGACGTGCTGTAGGTCCTTGAAGCTCAGATCCTGCTTTTGCACCTGAATCGGCACGGGCGCTGCATAGCCGGGTGCCATCGACCCGTCGGGATTGATCGTGCTGCCGGTGCTCGCGATCAGCTGGCCAGCCACAAACGGATTGACCAGGCCGACCAGCGGCGCTGCGATACCGTGGAGATTCATCAGGACACCTCGAAGCTTCCGCCCTTGCCGCCTACCGCATGGCGAATGCTCGCGATGAGATATCCGGTGTCGTTCAGCGGTTTGCTGTCCGAGCCGGGCACTACGCCATCTTTGATGGCCTGTGCCGCCTCGCCGACGGTTGCGCCGGAGATCGTTCGGCCCTCCTTCCGCCACTGACGAAGCAGCACCGTTATCGGTGACAGCTCCGGCTCAGTGATCTGGCCGACGAACGCCTGCAGGTCCAGCGCCGCCGTGCGCCCGAGCGTGTCCAGCACATCGAACCCCGACACCTGATCGCGCACCATCTGCCCAATCATGCTGTCAGCCACCTTGCCCCACCGTTCTTTGTTCTCCTCAATGGCGGGCTTCAGGACCGGGCGCGGCGGAATGCCCCGCTCCGGCGCGCCAAAGTTCTGGATCGCGGCCACATAGGCCACCGGCGTGCCGTCGGGATACTGCTTGCCCTGCGGCCAGCCCACCTTCACTTCACGACCTGCGGCCTGCGCCGTGATGCCATCGAGGCGCTCTTTCAGGCGGGTGAGATCGAAAGCCATCAGAAGCACCCGCCGATCTTGCGGAAGCCCATGCGCTCGAGCGAGCCGCCAACATAGAAGCCCACGCCAGCGACGATGCCCAGCAGCCCGCGCAGTTCGATCCCGTAGGGCGTGGTGGCGAGCCAATACCCGAACGCTGTTTTCGTCGGTGGCGGTTGCAGTGTGATGGACACAGAGCCTTCTGTTGCGGCGGTCATCACGCCGATCGGCTGCCCGTTGGCCAGCTGCGTGGCAATCTGCGCCAGATGGGCGCACATCAGATCGAGCGCCCGTTGCAACTGCGGCAGACTGCACCAGCCCGGCCCACCGTTTTGGTTGATGTAGGCCGTGCCGGTCGTCCAATAACCCGAAAGCGCGCCCGAGGGGTACTTGTTCGTGTCAGCGAACGCCGGGAACTGCGCCCGGAAGTTCGCATCGTTGTAGGACGGCGCCGGCACGGACATGACTTACTCCGCGTCCTTTCTGTTCACCACTTCCTTGCCGGCCGAATTGACCGCATCCACCTGTGCATCGAGGTAGTCGGCCGGGGTCAAGGGCTTCGAAGGATCGCGGTCATTCATGTCGGTGGCGACCTTCTCTGCGTCCGCCTTGCGCTCGCGGATGGTGATGAAGCCGCCCTTCTTGTGCACCTGGAAGACCGGATTCTTCTCCAGTTCGGCCAGATGCTCCTCGGGGATCTCAGTGGCAACACCGTACGGCGTGATCAGGCGATCGTTCGCCACGCCCGCGCCGCCCTTGATGAAGATATCGCTGATGGGCGTGGAGACACCCTGGGGGTTGTGGTCGTAGTTCACGTAGCGCTGGTCGGTCGCCAGGGTGGAAAACACATGCACGGTCTTGCCCATGGGTTGAGATCTCCGGGATATGGAAAAGAAATGGGCGCCCCGAAGGACGCCCATAAAAAAAGCCGCTTGCGCGGCCCGGTCCTGCTCTGCGTTGGGTTAGCGGATCAGATGCCGCTGTAGCGCACCGTGGCATAGGGGCGCTTGCACATCACGCCGGCAGTCGCATTGGTGTAGTCCTCGACGTAGGCCTTGGACAGCTTTTCCACACCCAGAGCCTGGAACTTCGCAGGCACCACCTGGATCCACACGCGTGAGTCGTCGGACGCGCCATCCTCCACCTTCTCGGCGTAGATGGAGAACACGTTCGCACCGCCGTTGGCGCCGTTGAGTTGCGGGGCCGAGACCACACGGCACTTCGGATAGGTCTCGCGCAACCATTCGCGCACGCTGTTGCCGTACTGCGACACGACCGAGAGGTACTGGTAGCAGTTGGTCGGGAGGGCGAGCGTGGTCTCCACGTCTTCCGGGTTGATCGTGTCCTGCGACTGGGTCTGAAGCTGGGCCATCGCCGTGCGGATATCCGCCGTGATGCCCAGATAGTCCTTCGTCGCCCAGGTGACGTTGCCGCCTTCCGAGGGCACGGTCACGTAGGCCGGCAGGCCCGGGTCGTTGAGGAAGCCGTAGGTGCGGTCGTTGCCGGAGTTGAAGCCATTGAAACCAATCAGGTTGCGCTGAATCTCCAGTGACAGCGCGGAGGAACCACGCTTTTCGGAGGCCGAATCGACTCGGATGCGTGCCGCCCGCGCTGCTTCCAGCGAACCCACTTTCAGGCCCTTTTCGAAGCGGACCACCGTGCGGCGCACGAAGTTGGTGTTCCAGCTCGACAGGGGAATGTTGGTGTAGTCGCCATAGGGCACGGCGTTGCCGATCGGCTCCAGGATACCCTGGACGATCTCTTCGTCTTCCCACGAGCCCATGGTGCTGATGCCCACCAGCTCGTCGATCTTGCGAGCCGCAGTGTTGACGCGCACGAAGCCGGGCAGCCAGTTCTGCAGGAACTGGATCGGCACCGAGATGCTCGGCTGCGTCACCGGGGTCTGCGCATCCATGCCATAGGCGGCAAACGAGGCCATGGTGGCCAACTGGGACGGGCTAAAGTTGATGCCGATCTGCGACAGCAGTGCGAAGTCGGCAGCGTCCTCGGCGGCCATCACCACCGGGCGCACATCGCGCGGAGCGATGTAAGAGAGTTCACGCGAGAGATTCATGGCGGGAGGTCCTTAGGCGTTCAGGTTGACGTGGATCTGGACCAGGCCCGCCGCGGCGGTCGGAGTCTTCACCACTGCGCCCGCGATGAGCGCGTTGCCGGTGGTGGCCGAGCCACCCGGAGCCACGGCACTGAGAACGCCCGTGGTGGTGTTGTACTGGACCTGGTCGCCAATGTTGCCGGCGCCGGTGAGCGCGACGACGATGTCGCCCTCAACCAGGAACTCGCCCTGGACATTGGCAGGCAGGTTCAGGGTGGGATCCAGCGTACCTGTGGTCGCGCCGGCAGAGGCGTAGACCTTCGGGTTGACCAGGAAGCCGGCCGCGACGACGCCGGCGGCAATGGTGCCGCCCTGGGTGGCGACGCCCGTGGTGTTGGCCTTCGTGAAGAAGTTGCCCACAGTGCCGCCATTCGTGTCGAGGGTCAATGAGTCGACACG